TCATGCTCATCTCTAGTTATCATATCATCTATATTCACACCCTCTATTTTATATATTACCTCATTAAAATTAGTCCTAGTGATTTCTTTTTCTGCAAGAATAAACGGATCGCTACTGAGCTTTGATTCTATACCCAATGCTTCGACTACTATTATGTCAATTGTGTAATAAGTCCCACAATATTGGTGCTCTGTTTTAGTAATTGAATATTGTGACAAATCACCTTTATCTATTACAAATTTTGGGCAAATATCTATTAAGTTTTTCATAATTTGATTGTAAGCTAATTGTAATATGATTGTCAATAGTTAGAGAGTCGCCTCAATTTCCTCGAGTCTCTTGAGCATGATATTTCCCACTACTTTTGGGTAAAATCGCTCTTTTACTGCTTTTTGTGCTGTCTCTCCGAGTTTTGACTTTGCCCTGTTTTCATAAGCATCACGCATCGCTGCTCTGAGTGACTTGAGATCAACATCCGCCCACTTTTGATCGTTGGTATACCACTGTGCATTGCGAGAGTTTTCTTTTAGTGGGATGAGCATATATGGTATGAGGTAGCACTCGTTTGGCTTCATGTGCTCATGGATGCCACCACAGGCGGTCGAGATAACTGGCTTACCAAGCGCCATTGCCTCCATTTGTGGAATGCCCCAACCCTCACCTCTATGAGCCGAAACAAAGCAATCGAATGTTTCATGAAAGCGATAAATTTGGTCACGATCGAGCATTCTCCTAAACAAATATAAGTCTGGGTAACTATCTAAATTAAGTCTGTTTTTTATACTATAAATTGCATCGTCAATCTCTCTCTTTTTTGAGGATGAGAAATTATCGACATAGGTTTTAATTACCAAGGCTACATCAGTGCGACCCTCAAACTCTCTGAAATATGCCTCTAGTAATGCCTCTGGGTTCTTGCGTTCAGTCCACTCAAAAATAGAGTAGAAAATAAACTCTTTCTCTTTCCTAGCTTCACACAAAAATGGCTCGACATCGTCGATGGGTTGGATTACTTCTGGGATTATGTGGATGGGGATCGATTCTTTTACCCCAGCTCGACGAATAGCATCAGCGTTGTATTGACTACCTGTCCATATTTCATTGACCATATTGCACCCACGAGCAAAATCTGGTGGGAGTTTGTTTGTTTCCCAAAACACGCGGCCAATGTGATATTTGCCTAGCTCAATAAACTGTCCATAAATATTTGGGGTGGTGTGCAAGATCTTTATTTTCGCATCATCGGCAGGCTTGTCTTGCAAACTCATTATGGTCTCACCAAGTGCCCCAAAATCGCTCAATTCAAGGCAGTGCCTTGTGAGCTCAACTGAGACATTTACACCGGCGGAGAGTAGGGCTGCAATGTCGTGTCTGCTTGCCTCCCCATATCCTGAGTAATCTAGGGCTGGGGCGGTGTAGCGAATGGTCATAACAGGATAAAATTTGACTCTTTTATTGGCTGGTCAAGTGGTTTTAAACACGTAGCACAAATTGGTCTGTGGCCTTTTGGTAGTTTTGGCGCAGTTTTATCAACAGACTTGAAAGCAATTTCAGTGCAATGCTCACAATAATAACGATATTTCATCTTTGGAGAGACTGGTTTTGATATCTCATCAACCCTTCTCTGCTCACTCTTTGAGTGTGTTTTGTCTTGCATATTATCTCACTTTCTCGAGTGTTATTACATTTTTAATTTTTGGGATCAAAGATGGTTCACTCGAAATATTATCAAATACCCCTTTGAGTTTTTCTGCAGTTTGCTTGAATGTAAATTTCTTCACATACTCACTCGCTGCTAAACCCTTCGCCCTGGCATCTGCCTGGTGCTCATATACGAAACGCATTTGAGCTGCGAGGTGGTCTGTATCACATATTACCATGCTTCCCACATCCTGGTCTCTATATCTCGAGTAAAGTGCTGGGCATTTCTCTTTTATATCAACCTCATACATTGTTTTTTCGTCAAAATATTCAGTAATACCGTGAGCGTTTGGAATAATGGCTGGCAGTCCTGTGGCCATTGCTTCAAGTGGTGTCATTCCAAAACCTTCGCCCCTGCTTGGAAATACAAAACAATCAGCGCTCTCGATTATTTCCTCTAGCTCATATTCAGTGACCTTGCCCATAATGATGTCGATGTTTGGATATTGAGCTTTGAGAATTGGAAGGGGCATACGATCGAGCGTTGATTTGAATATCATCCGCACTGGCTCATCATGTTTGAATTCTTGCACAAAAGCTCTGAACACTTCGGGGAAACCTTTGCGAATATTGAAAGCGTTGTAATGTAGGAAAGTAAAGACTTCGTGATTTTCATCCTTATGAGCTCGCTCTATATGTTGGAATGTGGTGTGATCGTATCCAAGTGGCACCACCTCAGCCTCAAAACCGGCTTTTTTGAAAACCTCCTGACACCACTTACTTGGAACCAGTATTTTGTCAGCATATTCGAGCGGTTCTTGCCAATCGTCGGGAAGTTTATCGCTCTCAAACATTGTGTACAGTATTTTATACTCAGTTCTCATGCTGGGCAGTGAGTATGGATTATGGAAAAGCAAACCTATTCTTTGACCACTGAATGTCTGAGAGACAGGGATATCTATCGCCTCAAGCTCTCTGGTCATAAGTCTGGCCGCATTACTATAACCATCACTCCCACCAGGCGAGACAGTGCGTAAATAAATACCTTCCCCCCTATCCTTCGCACGCAAAGCACTGAGTTGTGACTCCATGTATAGTTTTTGCCTATCTGCTTGATATTGGTGAATTTGGTCTGGGGTAGGTTCTCGAAAGCCGTCTTTTGTTTTCCACTTCTCAAATTCCTCTAGAGTGTTGACGACGACCATGCGGCCGCCTGGATTTATTAAGTGAAACATATTACAAACATATTACTACAACCAACAAAAAGGAGCTACCGGTAAAAGTAGCCCCTTTGAGTTTCGATTTCGATTGATTGTCAGTCCTAGAAACTTTCGACTTCGACAACTTGGTTTTGGTCGGCAATACCGGCGCCTGTTAGGACATCGATAGTGTAAGCCACACCCATCTCTTTGTAATCATAAGCTTCGGTCATTCTGAAAGAAAGCCCGGTGTTAGGATCAACAATGATGAATTGGCGAGCACCTCTGCCGTTACCATCAAGTGGCATTGGGCGAGAGACCAGTACCACACCCCATTTGGTCAGTGCCAAATTGTGGTAAGCGACTGGTGAGCCAGAGGTTGGGATCAATTGCGTTTCAAAGTTATTGATACCGTGCACTCTGTTTACCGAACCCTCGATGATACCTTTGCCGTTCACGTAGTCACCAGAGGTGTACTTCGCAACATTCAGCAAATTGCTGGTGATTGAGGTGTCTTGGAAAAAGACTTTGTCCTCAACTTTTGGCACCTTCAAGCGGGCAAACTTGTCTCTGAGTCCTCTGAAAGCACTGTCTATTTCAGCCTCAGTCGTTACCGGTGAGAATGTGTGAGTGTTTTCAACTTGAGGATGCAAAGCATAGATCTTGCTCTCGATTGACTCTGCTAAAAGGATGGCCATACGCTGAGCGTATTTTTGCTGCATGTCAGGTTTCTGTAACAGCTTGGTGATATCCTCTTGCAGAATAGAAATATATGAGTGCGTATCCAAAGTGACGCTCACTTTGTCAGCGGTTGGTGACTGAGTCACGATCGGAGTACCCGGTGTTTTCGTTTTCACAACGAGTGAACCTGGATTTACGATCTCAAGATTGTCACCATAACTGGCGAATTCTTGACCTGTCCAATCAGTATCTTTCGATACAAACTTGGAAATTCCCATATAACTTGGTAATAGACGAATTGTCTCCTGCGCAATGACGGTTGGGATCGCATTGGCATTGGTGGTGGGTGTAAAATTTGGCATGTTCCCTCTCTTATTTATAATAAAATGGGATTCTAGACTCGATCCTCAACAATTTCGCCACTGGCCATCGCCTTTTGAATTTCGGCAAAATGTTTTTGATAAAAGACAGGGTCTTGTATCTGGGACATCGTAAATTGACCGCCATTTCCTGGCTGTATATTTGTCGGATTCGTTCCTGATCCCACATTTGGTTTCTGTGGTGTTCCTACCAGATAAGGTTTATCTTTTGCCAAAGCGGCTACCGCCTCAGTGACACCAGTAATCGAACCATCATCAGCGATTTTTATTTCGCCTCGTTCAATCAACTTTTTTGCAGCATCTAGATCGGTTATACCGGCCTTAGACGCCTCAGTGAAAATTGCGTTATCTGTTAGTGACGTGGTGTATTTCTTTTGCCAGTTTTTAGCACTGTCCTCATGTTGCGTGGCTAGTTTTTCAAACTCGCCCTGCTTCTTGAGTCTATCCTGCTCAGCCTTTAACGCCTCGGTTTGCTGAGTTTTGAGTTGCTTTTGAGCGTCTCTCAACTCTTTAATTCTTGGCATATTCCAAAGTCTTGGGTCTTCGAGAACTTTTGAAAGTTGCTCATCTCCAATTTTGGTTGGGTCAAATTCTCCGCCATTGCCTCCCGTATTTGATGCTGGGTTCGGTTTCCCCGGCTCTGGTGTTGGATTTGGTGCTGGTGGCGGTGTGCCACCGGCTGGTGCTGGTTTTGGTGCTGGTTCTGGCATATTATTTCGCATTTTTTACCCGGTGCTACCGGTTAGAAATACGCCTCTTAGTTTTTACTATAGATTGAATACTGGCATAATGTCAAGCAGACGTCAAGCCTCCCGCCGTAAACCCTGGGGTGCCGAGTTTGCCTGTGTTGGGGTTGTATGCACTAGTCTTTCGAGCTAGTGATGGAATAATCACATTGATTGCATGCTTACAGTTTGGATGAAAAAGACCAGCTTTCTCGGCCTGTGCAAGGGTTGGATATCCTGGGGTTTCTCCTGTTATCGATAATATTTTACCCTCCCAAACCAAGCACTCTTTATGCTCAGTATTATGTTTACTCACCTGAACCAAATCAAAGCCGTTTTCTACCATCCTATTTGCCAAAGCTCTATTTCTTGATTCTGACACCTTCGTGCGAAACAACATCGTGGCATACCTGTCGAGAGTCCATCTGCGACCACCCTTATCAATCAAAGCGCTGAGGCCTTGCTCTTGTAAAATTCCTTTTATTGAAAGCCTAACCGTTCGACTAGCCTCACCTCCAATAATTCCATTCGCCATTTGTTGAGTTAGTAGGTCGCGAGTGGCTCTGCCAAGCAGTAAATTTGCAGACCTCCCGACTCCGACAATGCTCTCAGCAAAAGCCTTGGCCGTATCATCTACTAGAGCGGCAATAGCATCTTGGTGAACCCTATTAAACCCCTCTCTGACACTGATTTTAGCACCGGCATTTTTGAGTTGTCTGACCGCTTGATTTGCACCAATTTCGTAGTATTTAGGTATCTCAGTGGCCACAAAAGCCTGAACATCGACACCTAGAGAATAGAGAATATCCTCTATCTGAGAGAGAATAGCTTTGCGATTGGCCACTCCAAAATCTGTGGCAGTAGAAATCTCACCAATAATGTCTTTGTATGCTTGTTTGAAAGTCTTGACAAGTTTTGCGAGTGCTACCTCGTCGATTTCGACTTGTTCAGGATATAGGGGCAATTTGGCCATGAATATAGTTTACCCTATTTTTTGGGTACTAGTGGAGTGCCGGGCTTTATTGGCTTTTTACCAAACCCCATTTCAGGCAATTCAACCTTACCCTCGTCAGATGCCTCTTTGACTATTTTCTCGGCTGTTTTTTCATCGACTTTGTACACACGCATTGTTGCAGCAACCTTGGTGGTAATGCCTGAATCAATAGCCTTGCCCTCAGTTTCGATCTGCTCACTATCGTCAATTGGTAGACCATCTTGCCACTCTATCTCTGGCACTACTGGATCACCCTTTAATTTTTTACCACCGGCAGTGAGTCCATGCGCCTTGGCCATAAGTTGGGCTACATAAAGAGTTTCTTTGATTGCTGGATCATAGTAGAGTTTCTTTCGAGCTACCTTGGCAATGGTGCGCATGAGTTTGAATTTAAGCGCTCGGCCACTTTCTGTAGCACCACCCTTACCCATGCCGAAAGCATCTGGTGATATTTCTGAAACCATAAGGAAAAACTCAACCAATTTCTCAATTTCCTTGAAAGCATTCTCAAGTGAAGCATCCCACACGATATATTCTGGTTTTCCATCCTCACCAGTACCCATCTCAATAATTCGACCATCTTTTTTGATTGGCTTACCCTCATCGTCGAGGATTCCTGGTGGCACCATCAGGATTGGATCGGTGTGTTTATCTAGCACATTATCGACTTTTGTCATACGGTTATTGATGGCGAAAAATATGGAATCAATATCGTAATAGTCAGAGATACCATTCCAGCGTGAGCCCACTTTCCAGTTAGGTATATGCTGAATGAGAGACCTCTCTATTTTTGTTTCGACTTCCTCCTCTAAACCATCAATTCCCAGAATAGAAAGTGGTTGCTCGCTTCCGATCTCACCATCTTTCATCAAAAATACTTTGTTGATTATTTTTCCAGGCTCATGTATTTCTTTTCGCAAATACTCATTATTGTTAGCACGAAATATCCAAGCAAGCTCTTGTTGATCTGGCATTGCGCGGACGTTAAATGGGTCAATTTTGGGGAAGTATACTCTAGGCGTTGTGTCTTCAATGATGACGGTTGACTCAGGATTATTTCGATGTCTCTTGCCGGTTCTGACCTTGAAAAGAGCGTCACCAAAGTATGAATTTTGCAAAGCAGACTCATAGAGTTGCGTCATGAATTTATTTTCTTTGATGAGAGCCTCGCCAAACTCCTGATCTCCGCCAGTAAATTTGATAGTTATTGGCTCAGAAAACAACATGTCAGCACACACCTTTGAAACAAGGCCTGCAAAGTTTATCATCACATATCTGAGTTTTGAATATGCCTTATTAAACTCACCGCTTTGCACCTTCAACTTGAAAGCCTCAAAGTGATCGCCAAAAAACAGCTGCTCAAAATATGTATATTGAGAGAGACGTTTTTTATCCTCTGCCGTAGGAGGGAATGACTGCTTTTTTATTCGTTTGTCAATAATCGTCGCTTGTGTGGAGTTCTCAGGCATAATTTTAGTATATCATTTTTTATGTCAGTGAGGAGCTACTATGCACCTTCGCTCTTCGTGGTTCTAACTTAATCATTTGCTGTGCTATGAAGTCGGCAAATAGCGAGTCGTCGTGCTTTCCAGTGGCATGCTCCCTCTTGCCTTTGTCATTTTTAATAAAGGTTTTCATCTCAGATAAAGTGATTCTGGATCTAATTATAAGGTCTCCGTCCTCGTAAAGCATCTTGAAATCGTCAATCATCGGATCTCTTGTTTTTCCGCTTGTGCGCCACCCTATTTTCTTTGTTTTCTTAGATGTCTTTTTATCTATTTCAGTCTCAAAAAAGTAGTTACTATATATTTTGATTAGAAATAAAATACATGAAAGCATATTGTTTTCCACACCTATGAAAGCCTCGTTGTAGAAGTGACCCATTTGGGCAGCAATCTCGGCCAGCTCATCGGGTCGTTTCATCCCGTAAAACTGAGCTACTTGTCTGCGAGGATCGAGCACACTATCTGGTTTTCTCCAAGCATTTATTGATCCATTATCTGAGCCAGTGCCATCGGAAGGATCCACACCAAATATGTATTTATCTTTTGGCTTTGGCAGTTCCCAGAACCACACACCGAGTTTAATTAAGGCATCATATTTGGCCATAATTGCTGGGATAAGCTTTTCATCTATCTCGTAACCTCTGAGTTGTTTTTCTGCATCTGAGCGAGTGATCGGTTTGATTGATGTTTCTGCACTGACATCGAAAATATTACCAGCACCAGACTGGAAAGCTTCTTCTGAGCTTCCTGGGTACTCCTGTCTAAATAATTGTAAACCACTGAGCCCAATACCTTCCCCCTTACTACCAAGTTGATCTATTTTCCATCTGCGCCACAGTAGTTGGCCATCAGTTAGGTTGTGCTTTTCTCGTTCTTCTTCTTCTTCACCATAGCGCTGAATATCCCTATCAGTTATTTCAGGCATTTCACCCGGGAGAGTGTACTCAGGATCAATATACCAGGCATAGAAATAGTTTTTAGTATCGTAATCACCGATCCCATCTTGTTGCTCTTTGACCTCTGAGGCATCCCAATCGTCATAAAACAAATTAAACCCATTGGCAGTTGTTTCCTCACTAATAGAGCCGTTTTTGGGGACAGCCTGTTTGGCACCGGCTGCAATCTTTTCAAAGTCTTTTATCCAAGCGGCCTCGGTTATATGTAGCTTCAAAACCGTACCTGAGCGCACATCAGTATCCACATAAATTGATGAGTCTAATTGAGCACCATCATATCTCTTTACGAAATCATAAGCGTATTTTGTATTTGTCTGAGTTGTTGGCTTGAGATCTTCTGGTAAGTTCTTGAAGGCACGCTTTACCACAGAGAAAATCTTTTGGTTAAACTTCTGCTCATGAGCAATGATTCCACACGACATACCAGGCACCCAAAGTGCTTCATCGAGTTCATCTATACAATATAGGGTTGTAACGCCACCCTGGCGATACTTGAGAATTCTATTGAACCGGTGGGCTTTCCGCTCCGCTAGGTGCCTGAGCTGGATCGTGTTCGGTTTGAACGTCATCAGCTGCCCCCATTTGTTTTTTATCTTGTACAGGTGCGTCATTCTCCACCATTTGTTTTTGAGCTTCGGATGCAAGGTTATCATAATCGCTTTGTTCCTCTAGTGTATCAAGAATTCGACCGACTTTCGACTCATCAGCCACAGCATTTTCTTGTCTGTTTACAAAGAATGGTTGTGAAGTTCGATGCTTCTCAGCCATAAGTTTGAGCACGTTGAAATCTTCCCTATTCAACCCCAGGTCATTATTTACATTGTCAGAAATCTTGCGTACCAACTTAACCAACGTGTTATTTGTCATTTCTCCCGGCATCGCTCTGAGAGCATCTATTTTAAGGGAAAACACACCCCCAGCCCTGTATTTTTCCATAATCACAGTATAGTGAGGTAAAATACCGCTCTTATTACAAGCATAATATAACGAGTTCCCCATTTCTAAAAACGGCCTCATAAACTCTAACCAAGTCCAATACTGCTCATCAGCAAAAGCAGGTCTACCCTGACCATCAGGTTTCTCTTTTACTACTGGTTCGGATACTGGTTGCTCACTCATTTTATTTTCTCCAAAAATTGCCACCGCTCACTATTCTCTTTTATAATCTGATATCTATTCTTTGGTATGTCAAAGGTGCGCACACCCTTTTTAGTCGAGTTGATTGGCAAAACCACGTTTTCTTCCTCCATAAAATCAGCAAGCTCATTTCCGGCCTCATTTGCTTTTCTTGAATCAAACTCTCCTTTTGGCTTTGGATCCCAACACATCGATGCCATACCGATTACTTCAAAAATTTTAGTTCTTAATTGGTTTGGTATTCTCATAGTTTTATCCCACTGTAGTAATTAGTAAGCTCTTGCAAAACGGGCATTTCAATACCTCCCCTGCCACAGGCAAGGGGATGCCCTCATCGGTTGGTGCCAAATCGGTCGCCATAATTGGAAGATCTGGATTGATTGGCCTAGCTCCTACGTACTCATAACTATTCTGCTCACAATGTTTGCAAGCAAGTACGTGATAGTTATTTTCGATTTCTGTTTTGATGCTCATAGGTTTAGGTTGATGTCTATTTCTTTGATTACCGGCTGAACGCCGAATTTTTCATGTATGAGTGAGTGAGAAAACTCTCTGATTTCCTCGTTGGTCTTACCCCTCACATCATACCATTTGCCAAACGCGCACATTACTGCTTTCTGGTGTACACCACCGGCTGCAGTCTCTAGTATTTTATTTGACTGCTCGCGCGTTATTTCTTTCATTAACCCATAACCTCAAGCGATGAGAGTCTTGGCTTGTATTTACCCACCTCTTTGAGTGATACATTTGCGCTCAACACCTCCCAAAACTTTGTGGCCACATTGCCTGGATCGTTTTCTATTAGTGACACAGTGAATGCCGGAGCATTCTCATTGGCGCTGTGATACACATTCCAGGTGTATCTAGTGCGATGTAAGACCTTTTTTATAACCTTGACCTGTGGGGTTATTGGCTCGACTACTTCCGGATTGCTAGACGGAATATTGTCGGCAGAAACTTCCGGAACAGATGTGCCCATATCAGGAGCCTCTTGTGGAGCTGGGTCATCTATTTTATCAGCCTCTACGGCTGGAACTTCTTGTGTTGGTGCCTGTTTCTCAGTAGGATTGGCGTCTTTGTTTTCGATCATTGTTTCCTTCCTCGCGCTGGGCGAATGATTGTTTTTTCTTAAAGCGACATGGTTTGCACCTTTTTGGGTCTTCGTAGTCTTTTTGAGAGTAAAATGCTTGTTCTCCCGCCTCAAATAAAAATGGCTTTCCACAATCCTGGCAAATAATATCTCTATCGTCAAATCCTGGCATGTTACTTTTCCTTTCGTGGGGTTGACTCTAGTATTAGTTTTGAGAGCCTATTCCAGCCCCAATCAATTTGTTGTGCTGCTAGGCCAATCTGATTTTCGTCAATACCCATGTGTTTCATAATTT